TGGGTGGACGATTACGACTCCGTCTTTGACAATTAGATGTAGCATTTGACGAGTAGTCTTAGAATAATGCAAAAGGATTCAGCAGGACAGATGGAGCGTTCGGTCGAACCACGGGAGTTTGAGCTTCCACTGGAACTGCAATTCTCAATGCGCAAAGCAGAACTTCAAGCCCAAGAACTTACATGGGAAGAACTCTATGCCGCACTGTTGAATCTCTACCATCAACGGCTGATGGAATGGCATGCCGTCAAAACACTGCTCAATGACGAAGAGATTGAATTAGATTTCGACATCCCCACAGAACTGGAACTGCTGGAACTCGCCACCGTCTGCATTTCAGACGATGACGAGGACGATGATGAAGATGAGCTTCAGCCCTTTTGAGCTTCGTCGAACTTAATCAGGCGATCCAGGTACCACTGACCTTTACGCAAAGATTCAGTTCCGCCCTTGTGGCGTTCACGCCATCCATATTTCATTAGATTACCTTTGCAATAACCACGGAATTCTTCTGGGGTTAATGCAGCTTCAATAGCTTCAATACATTCAATTTCGCCATCCGTATAATGAGCCGGATGGTTGACGTTATCTTCTTTAAGGAGTGGAGAAGACTCTCGTGCAATCTTGTGCTCTTCCACAGGTGCAGGTGTTGGTTCCACTGCCCAGGGTACAGGGCACACACCGTCCTTGCATTCCATAACAACTGTTCGATCTTCTGAAGGTGTCTCGCGCTCTACCGGGTTAAACCACGGCGCTTTCGTGACATCTCGATCATCTCCTCGCTGGGCTCGCCGAGCTGCAGCACTAAGCTTTTCGGCCGTGGACTGGACGCTGGATACGCTTCCATCGCTTCCTCCACTGACGGAATATAGCCCGTCGTTCCGGGCCGTCGCCCCTCGAGATTGAGTGGATTCCTTTCCAGTCCTTGCTGACATGCCGTTAACCCTCGGTTGTACATATCATACAGAGGGACGTCATTTTCTTCATTGTCAAGAGGAGCCCCAAAGTCATCAAATTCCAGACAACGGCAATCCAGTTCGTCTTGAACAAAACTGTCTAAGAATCCAGCAGCAGCGTGCATGGTTATATGTGGCTTGATTTATTCCTTCTACAATATTAATATGGCTAAGTTTTTTGATTCCACATACGATCCACGTCAGCTCTCTGGTACCTCTGGAGCCGAAGTTTCGGACCTCAGACCAGAGCAGGCGTATGACACCGATTTGCGGCGTGTGGACGAAGATGCGCGATCCTCTGCAGCTTCCGTTAATAAAGACCAGGAGCGTGTTGCCAAATTTATGCGTGCTGCACGAACTGCCGGTAAATTCCGGCAATCAGCAAGCATCGACGAACCAACCATTCGCGGTAAAGTTGCCAGACGCCCTGCCAGCATCAATGGATCCGAAGTCCCAACGCGTGGTGATTCCGGTGGGCGTGCCGGCAGTGTAGGCTACGCCCAGAAACCATTACCTCAATTCGGTAAAGCGTTTGTTTAAACTTGAGAAAACACTACTTCGTTTGGCTGATCCTGGTATTTACCCTTGCGGTCTTGATAGCTAACCTCACAGGGATTACCACGATAGAACAGGAGTTGCGTAATTCCTTCGTTCGCGTAAATCCTGTTATACAGTCCAGTGCAATTACTAATTTCCAGCGTTAAGTAGCCCTGCCAGCCACTCTCAGCTGGTGTAATATTCACCAGGATTCCCGATCGTGCGTAAGTAGATTTACCTACGGCAACTACAGTGACATCACGCGGGAGTTTCAGCCGCTCATAAGCAACGCCCAGGCAGTAACCATACGGAGGAAGGAGGAAATACTGACCACGGTCATCCTCAAGAAGCTCAGTAGGACGCAAAATATCAGGATCGAAATCTTTTGGATCACAATCCCCAGCCTGGATCTTGCCAAAAATTAAACACTGCTTGGAGGACAGGCGAATATCATATCCGTATGACGACAAGCCATAGCTGAGAAACTTACGATCTCCTTCTTTGTTGACCAGGTGATCAACAAATGGGTCAATCATGCCCTCTTCAAGGGCAAGCTGCTTGATTTCCCAGTCGGCAAGTACGCTCATACGTCTTTTGATTCCTGTTCAGTATACAGAAATCAAAGGAGAACTCGCCCTTTAGGCGAATACAAATCCACAAATTTTTCTGTAGCTTCATCGACGTTGTCGATGGGCGGAAAGTATACCAAAAATGAGGTGCATGTGGTACGCTTCTTGATCTCATCTCCAATGTGGAACAGCAAAATCGGAGGTGTCCGCAGGATGCACACGGGAAAATCGAACATCTTTTGTTCGTAACGAATCATGTCAGGGCAGTTGGTAAAATACAGGCCCTGTTTAATTTGACGCGCCATCCACTGCTTATACATCTTACGGAACCACACCGCGTGGGATGATACAAGAGTTGGTGAAGTTGACCGTGTCATTTTCCACCGGGAACGTTTTGCTTCCCAGTAGTACGTTCCGCTTGGTGGAAAGAGATATACACTTCCGTACCACTGCTGTTCATTAAGGCCGTCGTCAGTTGGCGTGTAATATTCCGTTGCACCAACGTAGTCATTGGCAAATTTGGAACTAGCTACATCAAGGTCAATGCCATCCATCAACGCATGGGCTGTAGACACAAGATCTTCGCTGGTAATGACTTCAGCGTTTTCTTGACGAGCACCAATTCCAGCAACGCCCATTACTTCTCAGACACTTGAGTATAGTCAATCTCAAAATAGCGCATGCCCTCGGTATCGTTGATGATATAGCCAGCTTTTTCTGTTGGATCAATCTTTTGTGCGGCCCCAAGGATTCGGCGGAAGCTTTCGGCCATGTCGCCATCGTTATTGCGTTCACACTCTTCTTGTGCTGCGTGCAATTCCTTGAGTGTCAGAAAAAACATTGAACGTTCCTGGTTCTGAGGCTGGAACACCATCACGCCAGGACCTTCTGCCTCCCACATCTTGCAGTAGTGCTGGCCCATGTCACCAAGAATTAATTTCATGGTGGCATCCAGCATCTTGGCCTTCTTGTCGTCAAGTTCAGGGCCGATGACAGAAGCAATTAATTTTTCACGACGATTCATTAGATTAATTTCTGACGTACCAGTGATTCCAGAAGTTTAGCGGTTGGTTGGTACAACACAACCATCTTGCCCAAGACACCGCGTTTCTTGACGAGCTTTCCGTTTTCATCCCTGACCTTATCAAATTCCCCGGACCGAATCAGATATTCGGCAACGCAACGGAGTCTCCGTTTGAGGGGCAGTTCAGCCTGGGGGAACTTACCACAGATTGTGTCGGGCGCCATATCTTTAAATGCCAGACGCAACCTGTTGGCCAAGGTCATGCCTGAATTAAGGTCCTCTTCTTCGTAATTGCGAAGATTCTCTAAATATCGCTGAAGGGATGCGTCATCAAATGATCCACCTGGCGGCAAGAACATTTCCACCTGGTGTGCCAAGGATTCAGGCAATACTTGCAAACAGTTTTCAACTGTGACTTCACTGATACAAACAGTGGTAAAGCGGTGCGCCATTAGATGACCTCACCACGCACTGATGTTTGGTATTTGTACGGATGATTGTAAAAGTCAGTCAGAACTGCTTCACGGTTTTTGGAGAAGGACTGCACAAGCCTGCTCCAAGGAATGCGGAATAAAGCTTTTTTATTTCCGTCTGGCATGATGTTGACATAATGAATACCTTCCACCCAGCCCTTTTCGGGATTTTTCCTGCCGATTGCAATCCAATTGCGAATAGTTTGATCGGATACACCCAGGCGCCTGGCGCATTCCTCAGTCGATAAGTACTCATCGGCATAAGCGTCTGGATCTAACGAATTGGTTTTGCCTTCTGCATGACGGTCATGCCACATGGAACTAAGAACATTCTTGATTCCTCTTAGTTCCCACGCAATGTCTTCCAGGCCTTTACGTATTCCGTTTTGCATAACATCAATCCTTTCTGTTAGATGCTAATGTGTGGGAAGATTTATTGCTTACATGGAAGATCAAATTCCCCCCAGCCAACCACCGATTCAGTTTCCGACCCAACCAGAGATCACGCCTGAACAACTTGCCGAACTGAAGGAGCGCGCTCGCCAGATGGCCATCCAGCAAACCATCGCTCAACAAGCTGCCGCACCCAGGCCGCAACCTCAGGTGGTTTACGTGCGCCGCAATCTGACCGTCGCCGAGCTGATTGTGGTATTCGTGATTGCTTGCGGCATTGTCACCGGTGTCCAAGCAGGCTGGAACTTTGTTTCCAACTTCTTACCACGCCTTGAGATTAGGGTGAAGTAGGAACTGGAATAACGGAACTATAATTGATTTAAAGGTATTTGTATACATAAGTAGTGGCCAACCGTAGAATCAGTGACCTGCAAGAATTGGCGGGAACCGCTTTAGAGGACATTGATCTCTTTACGGTTGTCCACGTCAATGAAGTTGATCCGGCGTTAAAAAATAAAAAGATTACCGTATCTGGCACCAAGGTTTATTACGACGTTTATTACCTACCCAGAAGCGGCGGTACCATCAGTGGTTCTGTCACCGTTCAGAATAATCTGACCGTCAGCGGTGATCTGCGGGTTTCTGGTGTTCTTATCAGCGCTCAAGCATTAACGCTTAGCGGTCTTGTTGTTCAAAACGATTTAACAGTCAGCGGCAGTACTTTTGTTAACTCCCTAACCGGTACTGTTGTTCAAGGTGACAGCCTTTATGGCATCAACACAACAACAGTAACAATCACTGGTACCGCTGCAAACTTTACCAGTGGCCGTTATCAGTACCTCTCTGGTGCCACGGTTACTGGCGATAAAGTCAGCGTTAATACAATTACTGGAATTTGGGGTGATTTCACTGGCACCCTCAGTGGCACAACAATTACCGGTAATACAGCCAGGTTCTCAACTGTAACTGGTATTTCTGGAACGTTTGCATCTGGGACATTTACATCAGCACTCTCTGGTGTTGTCATTACTGGTGACACTGTACGCGCCACAACACTCACTGGAGTTTCTGGTGTCTTTACCAGTCAAGTCAGTGGTGCAACTATTACAGGTAATACGGTCAGAGCATCAACCGTTACCGGAATCAGCGGTGTTTTTACCTCTCAAATTTCCGGCGCGACAATCACTGGTACGGTCGGTAACTTTACAACTGGTGTCTTCCAGACATTAACAGCTGTTAACCAGTCGTTTACAAACTTAATTATTAGCGGTGATTTTACCGTTATTTCTGGCCTATATGTTTCTGGTTCCGGATATATTGAATCTGGTTTAACTGTTAACAATACAATCAGCGGTGTTACATTAACTGGCACAACTGTTAAAGCGGTTACTTTCAGTGGAAGTTCTGGTGTTTTTACAGATATTAGTGGTGGCACCATTACAGGTACAACGGTTAATGCGCTGACCTTATCTGGAACAACAATTACAGGTCAGACAGCGCAAGTTGTCACATTAACTGGCAATACCGCAGGGTTTACAACAGTCACAGGTACTACTGTCACTGGCACAACCGCTAATTTTGCAACTGGCATCTTTAGCAATCGCATTAGCGGCGTCATGCTGCTGTCGACAAGCGGTCAGGTTGCCTCCTTAAGTGGCACTGATCTTTCATATACAAACATCAGCGGTTCTGCCATCACCGGCACAACGGCTGATTTTGTTTCCGGAACCTTTACATCGCGCATTAGTGGAGCTGTAATCACTGGTGGTACAGCTGGATTTACCACCATTACAGGCACGACGGTTACTGGAGCCACTGCAAATTTTGTCTCGGGTGTTTTTACATCTCAAGTCAGCGGTGTAACTGTTACCGGCACAAGTGGTTTATTTACGTTGGTCAGTGGTGGCACTGCAAGTTTCAGTGCAATTACAGGTACAACCACAACAGGTACAACAGCAAACTTTAATACACTTTCGGGAACGACTGTTACAGGTATTAGCGGTAACTTTGTTTCTGGTATATTTACTTCCAGGATTTCCGGTACAACTGTTACTGGAAACACTGCTTTATTTACAGATATAACCGGTTCCACCCTTGCAATTACCACTCCGTCTGGTGCCACACCTGCCATTGTTTGCTCCGGTGTTGTATCTGGCGGAACAGGTGGTTTTGTTATTGCCGGGCCGTTAATTATTCTTCCATAAGCTTGGTTAATCCAGTAGACTGGAGAACCAGCTTTGCTTAAATGACAAAACCCAAGCCATTACTTAGTTTTGAAGAGCTGGATAGTGTTTTTAAAATTGATGAAACAAGCCCATCAGGTTTAAGGTGGAAAAAGGGAAAAAGTACAGGATTGAAAGCAGGTGGCATTAGAAATGGGCAATACTGGTTTGTTAAATACAAAGGAGAATGTTGGTCTTGCCAGAGAATTATTTGGATGCTTGCTTTTCAACAAGATCCTGGAATTATGGAAATTGATCACATAGATCAAAATAAACAAAATAACAAGCTAGAAAATTTACGTCTTGCATCAAAAGCTTCTAATTGTCATAATAGACAGTTATGCCAAGAAATTAAAAACAAAAAAACAAGTAAATACAAAGGGGTTTATTGGCACAAACCCCGAAATCGATGGCGGGCAAGAATCGTAGTAAGAAGAAAAGCAATAGAACTTGGCAGATACATCAATGAAATTGATGCTGCTAAAGCATATGACAGAGCAGCAAAAAAGTTTTATGGAGAGTTTGCAGTCTTAAATTTTCCCAAGGACAAATAGTCAGTTAAAATAGAGAAAAATAGTAAGACAAATGCCGTACGGTATCTTAAAGTGCGACACCATTACATTTACTTCCAGTGGTGTTGATAAGAGTGTAAGCATCTCCGGCTTAGTCCAGAACCCGACGTTCAGCGGAAATATCACATCGACTGGCACCATTTCCGGTGTGACAATCCAAGGTGGAACACTGGTTTCTGGTGCAACCGTCACTGGTTCTGCCGGTCAATTCACAACGGCAACCGTTGTTACAGGTGTGTTTGCTTCTGGTACTGCGGCTGCACCTTCTATTACATTTGCAGGCGATACAGATTCCGGTTTTTATTCTGTTGGCGCAAATCAAGTTGGTATCACAACTAGCGGCACATCTCGTTTGGTTGTTAACAGCTCCGGCGGGTTACTGGTGGGGACGAGTACAGCGCTCACGAGTACGTCTCCTCAGTACAGCAAGCTTGCTGTAATTGGTAACACGTTAAATAGCGGAGCCAGTTATGTCACCTTAGGCAGAGGGTCTACAACTACTTTTGCAAATGTAGACGTTGGGCTGTTGATGTTTACCGACAACACAGCTGCACATTACGCTTCGATTGAATGTTGGACAGACGGTACTGGTGGCAGCGGTGATTATCCCGGGCGCCTGGTCTTCAGCACCACCGCTGATGGGGCCAGCAGCCCAACCGAACGCCTGCGCATCACCAACGATGGGAAGGTGGGGATTGGGACGAGTAGTCCTGGAGGCACTCTAGATGTTGCTGCCGGCAACACCAGTAACTATGCGATTATCGCAAACAACAGCTACTCAACCGGCGATCAGAACTACCTTCAGTTCAAAGCTAGTTCCACGATCATTGGAGATTTCAACCGCCCCAATGGCACAAACGACGTCGAGTTCAATGTTGGATTTGGGGCGATTGCGTTTGGAACCGGAACTGCTGGCACAGCAGTAGAGCGAATGAGGATTCGCAATGACGGAGAAGTACTAGCTGGAATTACAACTGCAACAGGGCGGACTTTTTCTACACCTAAAATTGGTCTATGGAACTTAGGAAGCAATTGCGAAATTGGTTGGTTTGGTGGCAGCCCAACGCCAACGCTACAATTTAATGGTTGGTGGGACATTAGTAGTGATCGCCTTCAGTTCACAGATGCAGACTACAGCCATGGCGTTTATCTTGCTCAGAATAGCAATGCCTGGGCAGCATATTCTGATGTCAGGCTCAAGGAAAATATCACTCCACTTAGCAATTCCATTGAAGCTGTCAAACAATTAAATCCGTGCAGTTACAATTGGAAATCAAATCAAGCGCATGATGTCGGCTTTATTGCACAAGAGGTTAAGGCTGTCTTTCCTGAAGCAGTTGATGGAGAAGAATCAGATTTTTATATCGACGAAGAAACGGGCCGCTTCTACGGGGCGATGGGCCTTAAAACAGACAAATTGATTCCCCTGCTAACAGCTGCTCTCCAGGAAGCTATCGCCAAGATCGAAACCCTTGAAGCCAAAGTTGCAGCCCTTGAGGGCGTGTAATTTTATTCTTTAATTGATCTGTTAAACTGAGAAAAAACATTTATTATGGCTGATACATTTACTTGGGGTATTGCTAACCTCAATCGTCAACTTAGTGATGGCACTGTGACAGCAGTGCATTGGACACTAAGTGCTGAACGCACTGTTAGCGGTGAAACACTTGGTACAGGCTGCTATGGATCCGTTGGTCTTGGTGCACCAGACCCCAATAACTTTATTGACTATGACGATTTGACACCACAAATTGTTACGGCTTGGATTGAGGATGTTCTTGGCGCTGATCAAGTAACATCTTTAAAAAATGGATTGACCGGTCAATTGAATATTCAGGAAAACCCAACTGAAGGCAACGGTGTACCTTGGTGATTTGTTGTTATACTTTTTGAAGTCATTGTTTTGTTATGGCTTGCAAGAAAAGCGAACTCGTCTCTGCCATTAATTCCTTTGGTGCTGCACGCGCTACTGGTGACGGCAATCTGATTGCATTCTCTGGTAACCTGCTCGGCCAACTTCTGGAAACTCTTGAGTTTGCTGCAGAGGAAGAAGCAACAGAAGCTCCGGTTGAAGTTGTTGATGAAGAGTGAGTTCCAGTGAAGTTGACCTAGAGTAGGTAAATAAACTCTAGGTCGATGACAATAAAACTCACAGATGTTGCAAAATACTACGACGAATTACCACATCAGGTAAACGCGTGGAATTGGCTCCAGGGGGAAGTTGATCCTTCCACGCTGGAGTCTTTTGCTACCAAATATCGCAACGCACCTAAACTTGTTACCTACACCAACGATTGGAATGGTGTCATGGCAGCTGGTAAAGCCGCTGGTGCCAAATATCCAGAAGTTGTGGCGGCCCAGTGGGCATTAGAATCAGCATGGGGTAAACATGTTTCTGGTACCCACAATTACTTTGGATTAAAGGGTGCTGGCACCAATGTCAATACGCAAGAATTTATTAACGGTCAATGGGTAACAATCAATGCGGGTTTTATTAATTTCCCTGACCTTTATACCTCTGTTTGTTATCTTGTCGATCGTTGGTACAAAGACTACAGTCGATACCA